CAATTTCTAGTACTGGTCTATTAACAGTTGATGTCACTGAACCAGTAGGAACAAAATTAACTGTTACATATAAAGCGGTTGTAGGTTCTGAAAACCTATCTGATACTGCTGAAGTGACTGTAACAAGTGCTTAATTTAACAGCTGAATTTCAAAGATATGAAGATAAAGTTTTGATTTTTGGGGAATGTGAGCCAAATGAAATTATAACGATTTATTATGGTGAAACAGGAACAGAGAAAAAACAGCTTATTTTAGGTTCGGACGCGGGAACATGGCAAACTCCAAACCTTTTACAACTTAAAAACGGTTGGATTGTAAATGTTTATCAAAACGGATCAAATCCTATAACATTAATTTTTAAAGATTAAGGGAAAGTGAGGTGAGTAACAATGGCAGTTATTCCTATTTCGGGTAGTAATGTAGATTTTTTAAAGGGGGTTCCCTTCTCAAATGATTACAAACATACAAGATGGTTCGATGATGAAACTGAACAATTAACATATTTTAATTCACGTTCACTCGTTCATAAAATGATTGAAGCAACTTTTATCGAAAATAACGGAAAAGCTTATGTTTCAGTTGATGCTTCTATTGATAGTTTGCGTGATGCTAGTTACATGAGATTCCGTAATACAGGCTATAGTAATAAGTGGTTTTATGCGTTCATCACAAAATTGGAGCGAAAAAATAGAAGTGTAACTTATGTCTATTTCGAAATTGATGTGCTTCAAACGTGGCTTTTTCAGATTAATATCCGACCTTCCTTTATTGTTCGTGAACATTGTCAATTATGGGATGAAAACGGTGCACCTGTTATTAACACAGCTGATGAAGGTTTAGATTATGGACTCGAATATGATGATGTACATGTTACTCAGTTTGTTCCCAATAAAAACATTAAATTCCTTGTAATGGTGACCACAATGCCATTACATGGAACTAATGCAGGGAAAAACAAGTCACGTTATAACGGTGTTGCACAACCTCTTTGTTGGTATGTGTTGCCTATGACGTTAGATGGGGAAGGAATTGTTTTCTTAAATTCTGATGGGGGAGAAACCCCAATGACAGAACCTGAAGAATTCTTGAATATGCTACAAACAGCTAAAAAGTCTGATGGTGATATTGCATCTATTTATGTAACAGAATCTATAGGTTGTCCTATTACTGTAACAGGAAGTAGTGAAACATTTCTTTATGTAAAGTTTACTGAAGAAGACCAAAAATTTGAAGCTGTGCAAGTGGGTTCAAGTAGTACTCCTAGTGAAAATATTTCTTGTTTATATTTAAATGATGTAAAACGTTATAAGACTGAAACATTTACCGTTGGGGGCAAATATACAGGTATTCCTGACTATAAAGAAAGTAAGCTTTATATGTATCCTTATACCTTATTAACGATGGATGATTTTAAAGGTAATCGAACCGATTATAAATTAGAAAACATTTATAGTGACTCTATTCTTTTAAATATGAAAGGTTCATTGGGTACAAGTAATAAAGTTAGTTATGGTATTCAGAATTATAATGATAAGTCAAATATGACGAACCATCAAGATAATCAGTATGCATTGATTAATAATAATACAAATGATATCCCTGTTATCTCTAATCTATTGAATGCTTATTTACAAGGTAATAAGAATAGTATTGAGTATCAAAAAGCACAGATTAATTTTAACGGTGCTATGAATGTTATTGGTAGTGGAGCACAAATGGCTGGCGGAATGGCTATGATGACAAACCCTGTTACAATGGCAGGTGGTGTTTCAAGTTTAGCTAGTGGAGCAGTTGGAGCTGTAAAAGGGGCTGGAAATGCACACTTGCAAATGGAAGCCTTACAAGCTAAACAGAAAGATATTGCAAATATGCCACCACAATTAAGTAAACAAGGATCAAATACTTCTTATGATATGGGACATCGTTATGATGGAATTACGTTTATAAAGAAAACATTAAAACCTGAATATCGTAAACGATTAGAACAATTCTTCAATATGTTTGGGTATAAGAAAAATGAAATAAAAATACCTAATTTACATACAAGAAAGAATTGGAATTATGTAGAAACAAAAAGCTGTAATATTACGGGTGATTTTAACACTGAAGACTTAAATGAAATTAAACAGGTCTTTGATGGTGGGATTACACTTTGGCATACAAATGATGTCGGTAATTATGCTTTGAGTAATGAGGTGATATAAGATGTATGGAAGTATGGACATGTATATGAACCCCAATATGATTGAAAAGCATCAAGGTAATCGCTATTACTATCATTATGCTAGGTATTTATCTAGTTTAGCTTTTCAATTATTTGAATGGGAAGGTTTACCAAAAAGCGTAGACCCTCGATATCTTGAAATGATGCTTCATACTCATGGATATGTTGGTTTTTATAATGAACCTACAATTGGGTATATTGCTGTACAAGGAGCTGTTAGCGGTGTAAATCATTATTTACTTCCTACTAAGTTTCGAACGGCAACACCTCAATTAGAAAATAGAGATTTTGAAGTCTATAATAATGGAACGAAAAAGAATGAAGATGCTAAGGGGCAAGGGGTGGTAATCTATAATAATGATATGCATCTACCTAGCATGAATTCAATTATGATGTTTGCACAAGATTTAGCTGAATTAAAAGAGATTATCCGAATTAATCAGAATGCACAGAAAACACCAGTTATGATAGTAGCTGAAGATACAAACCAATTTTCTTTAAAACAAGTTTATAACCAATATGAAGGTAATGCCCCTGTTATTGTTGTAAATAAAAACTTTGACCCTGAAGCAATTAAAGTTTTTAAAACGGATGCACCTTTTGTTGTTGATAAATTAAAC